TTGATTGATCTACAGAACCGCGCCCTGGCGATCGAAGCCGAGGCCCGATGGGAGGTCGAGGGGATCAACCGGGCCGTCGCCCGCTACCGCGAGGCGGCGAAGCACAAGACCCCCGCCGAGCTGCCCTCGGGGCAAGCACTGCTCCGTGAGCTGGTCGGCCCGCTGTCCGAGGCGATCCGGCAGGCTCAGGCCAAGGCGGCGGAGGAGCACGCGTCGGCAGGGCGGCCGGCGCCGCACGGTTGGGCGATCCAGCTTCTCGAGGCCGACCAACTGGCGGTTATCACGGTCGCCACGGCCCTGCGGCCGGACCGAAGCGGCGACGCCATCCCGCTGACCAACATGGCGTCAATGATCGGCTCCGCAGTGCGGCTCCAGGTTGAGTTCGATCGCTGGGTCGACGCCAAGGACGGCACGCCGCCCGACGCGTCCGCCGATCGCTTCCTGCGCAAACTGCTGGCCAAGCAGCCCGAGCGGGCGACCCGGCTGTGGCCGAAGTGGCGCAGGAAGGTCGTGGAGACCCGCGAGGCGCCCTGGTCGGCGTCCCTGCGGATTTCCCTCGGGTGCGCCCTGCTGCGCCTGTTGGTGGACACCGCGCCGTCCCGGTTCTCGATCGACACGCGGGTCATCACGGGCAACCGGACCCAGGCCGTGCTGCAGGTCTCTGACGAAACTCTGACCGAACTACAGCAGCGAGAGGCGCGGGCCGAGGTCGCCCGTCCCCTGCTGCTGCCGATGATCGTTCCCCCTAACGAATGGAAATACGAGGAGGCTGCCTAATGCTCGACAATGTTCCCGCGAAGTCGTCTGACCTAGCCCCGATGGAGTTCGACTTCATGGGGCACCGGGTGCGGCTGGCAAGCGCCGAGCCGCTGGTGGTGGTTGCCACCGACGTCTGCCGGTCGATCGGCGTCCAGAATACGGCGGATGCCCTGGTCGACATCCCAGGTGACGAGAAGGGTGTCACCTCAATCTATACCCCCGGCGGCTACCAGAAAGTCCTGACGCTCACCGAGAGCGGCCTCTATCGGTTGCTCATGCGCTCCGACAAGCCGCGCGCCAAGCCGTTCCAGGATTGGCTCACCAAGGTGGTCGTCCCGACGATCCGCAAGGACGGCGCCTATGTCCGGGGCGAAGAGAAGCTGTCGGACCCCAACCTGTCCCTGTCCGAGCTGGAGCAGGTGCAGGAGCACATCCTCGCACTTGTAGAGCGTAAGAGCCTGCTCCTCGAGGCGCGCCTGAAGGAGACCCTGGAGGCCAAGGCGCAGTTGGAAGCCGAGAACGCCGTCATGGCGCCCAAGGCAGCCATCGTGGACGCCCACGTCGCCCCGCGGAGCTACGACACGATCGCCCGGTTCGCCCGGACGCTGACCGGCGTGAACTCGAACGCGGTCAAGCGTGACCTGCTGCGCCTCGACTACCTGTGGCGGACGGCCGGCGGCCACTACCGCGTCCGCTCGGCGCACCGGGACACGCTGTTCACGGAGAAGATGTTCGAGGAGAACGGTCACATCGAAATCTTCCTCACAGAAGCCGGCAAGGCCGCCCTCGTTCGTCTCTATAACGAAGGCCGGTTGACCATGAAGATCGGCTTCGAGGCCACCTGATGGCCAAATACGACCATGGCGGAGGCTGCCCTTGCGGCCTCTACGCCGAGTGCCCGCCGGACTGCACTCACTACCAACCCATGAGGACCACCGACACTATGGGCGCATACCGCGACTACACCCCCACGCCGGCGGCCAAGCCGGAACCCAACGCCGCCCTCCGGGAAATCGCCGGGCGGATCAAGAAGCTGTCCTACCGGGACCTGGAGGCGCTCGCGAAGGCGCTTGACAAAGTCGGCCTTCGTATGCCGGGCAGCGATGACCGAGTTGGGCCCCTCTCACATGGGGTCCTGGCCGCCGCCGACGCATTGGAGAGCCCATGACTGAGTGGGACGGCTGGAAGACCCTGCCGGAAGGCGAGTCAATCCACGTGACGATCAAGTTCCATGTGCCGAAGTCCTGGATGAAGCAGGAGGGACTATTCGACCGCATTCGTCTCACCGCCGCGGAGGAGGCCGAGAAGGCTCTGACGACGATACTGCAGTCTTCTGACTAGACTATAATCACTTGGAGGCTTTATGCCGACTCCTGCCACTGGCGGCTACCTTCACCGCTCGGCGCTGATCCGGCACGACCGGGCGGCGCATACGGCGGCGCTCGACCGGCCGATCTCCAAGGTCTCCCTGGATGCCCTGAACCGGGTCCAGGCGACGCCCTGGCGGATCAACCGGTGGCTACTCGATGTGGCAGCAGCGGCATGGGACCGCTGCGTTCCGGTGTGTGGCGCCCCGCTTGGCGTCACACCACCGCTGCCCAAGCGCATCCCCGACGACGAGTGGGAGGGCATGTCGCCGGAGGACCGGAAGGAGCACATCAAGGCGCGTCGGCAAGCGTTCGATGAACGGGCATCGTTCACCGGCGCGCAGACGGCGCTCCTCGATCACCTCACGGTCGCCCAGGAACTCCGCGATCGGGCCTCGATCTGGTTCCCGCACACGATGTGCTTCAGGCACCGCATCTATCCCCAGCCGGTATCCGGGCCGAACCCCCAGGCCAGCGACCTGGGCAAGGCCCTGCTCATGTTCGCCACCGGCCTGCCACTCGGGCCGGACGGGCTGTTCTGGCTGTGCGTCCGCGCGGCGAACTGCGCCGGACAGGACAAGCTACCACTCGAGGAGAGAGTTCAATGGACACTGGATCGCAAGGACTTGATCGCAGCGACAGCGACGGACCCGTTCGCGTCTACGTGGTGGGCGGAGACGGACGAGCCATGGAACTTGCTCGTGACCTGCTACGAGCTGGCCTCCGCCATGGAATTGTCATCACCGGAGCGTTTCGTGTCCCATCTTCCGATACCGTTGGATGGGTCTTGCAACGGGCTCCAGCACCTGAGTGCGATGGGGCTTGATCCGGTAGGCGCTGCGGCGACGAACCTCCAGCCGGGCCCGCGGCAGGACATCTACGAGGAAGTCGCCAAGGTCGTGCGGACGCTCGTGGAGGAGGACGCGGCTGCGGGCGTCGAGGAGGCGCTTCAGTGGCACGGCAGGATCACCCGCAAGGTGGTCAAGCGCGCCGTCATGACGACGCCCTACGGGGTCACGGACCGCGGCATCAGGATGCAGTTGCTCGCCGACGGGCATGTCCCTGAGGCGGACCAGAAGGGTTCCCTGGCTGACTACCTCGGGGACAAGCTGGTGCTAGCCCTGGGGCGGACCGTGTCGTCCGGCAAGGCCATCATGGCGTGGCTGCAGACCACTGCCGACCGACTGGCGCGCGCTGGCCTGCCGTTCGACTGGACCACGCCCACGGGCAGCCGCGTGCGTCAGGCGTATTACGTGCAGACGGAGAAGCGCGTGAGAACGCTGGCCGGCACCCTGGCTCTGTATGAAGAGGTGAAGGACGCGGCGCTGACGCCACGCAAGCAGGCCCTCGGCGCCGCTCCCAACTACGTTCACAGCTTCGACGCGGCCCATCTGGCGATGACCGTCAATGCCGCCCATGAGGACGGGATGCGGTCGTTCGCCATGATCCACGACAGCTACGGCACCCACGCGCACAACACGACGGCCCTCTCGGGCATCCTGCGCGACCAGTTCGCCTCCATCTACCGGGCCGACTGGCTGCGCCGGACGTGGGAGGAAGTGCGCTCCTACGCGCCCCACGTGGACGTGCCCGCGCCGCCGCCCCGCGGCAGCTTCGACATCGGGCTGGTGCGGGATGCGGAGTTCTTCTTTTCCTGACTAGCCTATAACCGCTAAGCCGCTCATAGTCGATTTCTCTACACAAGTGAGGAGAAACGCGCCGACGGCGTCCCTCGCTCTCCACACCCCAAGGAACACACATGGCTGACACCAAGCGCTCCGCGCGCCCCAAGTTCACCACGCCTCGTGGCGTGTTCAAGTTTCCCAAGCTCACCGAGCCGGACACCAAGTTCAAGGCGGAGGGCGAATACAGCACCAAGCTGGTGTTCCCCAAGGACGACGCCGGCTTCGACGCCCTGATCGAGAAGCTCAAGCCACTGCACGCTGCGGCGATCGAGAAGGGAGAGGCCGAGTTCGCCAAGCTGCCCATCGCCAGCCGCAAGAAGCTGGGCAAGCTGACGGTCAACCCGTTCGTCACCGAGGTCTTCGACAAGGCGACCGAGGAGCCGACCGGCGAGCTGGAGCTGAAGTTCACCCGCAAGGCCAGCGGCGTCTATAAGACGGGCCCGAAGACCGGTCAGACGTGGCGCGCGAAGCCTGACATCTTCGACGCCAAGGGCCACGAGATGAAGAAGCCGCCGGCGATCTGGGGCGGGACGGTCGGCAAGATCTCCTTCGAGGTCGGCGACTACTTCATCCCCGGCACCGGCGCCGCGGGCCTGACGCTGTCCCTGATGGGTGCGCAGATCATCGACCTCGTCACCTCCGGTGGTGCCCGCAGCGCGAGCGCGCACGGCTTCGGCGCCGAGGACGGCTACGAGCAGGCCGCGGACGAGCCGTCTGGCGGAAGCTCGGATGCGCCGGCTGGTGAAGGCGACTACGGTGCGTCGCCCGATGACGCAGATTTCTGATCGCGCGTCGGGACTCCTGAGGTGGATGAAGGGCGCTGTAACAGGCGCCCTTCTTCATTTCCGCATCGACGCCGCGCCGGCCCCCGCGAGCCGCCAAGTCGGCCGCCAGGGGCAAGTCTTCTGGTCGAAATCCTCGGCCCTCTACCTCAAGGAATGCCAGCAGGCCATCGCCGAGCAGTTCACCGGCAAGCCCCTGACTGGTCGCGTCGCAGTGGTCCTCGAGTCCGTCATCGCACGGCCGACGAGCAGCAAGCTGCTGGAGCCACGCGGCGACGTGGACAACTACGCCAAGCACCCACTCGACGCCGTCAAGAAAGCCGGCGTGTGGGGCGATGACGAGCAAGTCGTCGCGCTTGGCACGACGAAACGCTGGGCGCTGCCCGGCGAGGAACCTCACGCAAATCTCTGGATCGGAGCAGTCGCATGACTCTCGGCATCACTCTTCCTGCCTACGGGACCAGCGTGCCGGCCTTCACCGAGGTCGGTGAGCCGGTGGACGTCGTGGTCGGCGGAGAAATCCCCGACGGGATGTTTGCCCTCGCCCAGGGCGAAGACCTGATCGTCGTGGACTTCACCCAGTTCTACGCGATCGCGGTGGGCTTCCTGCAGGCGGCGGCCGACGCCGGCTTCGCGGTGGATCTCTGATGACGCCCCAGGCCACCCAGGTGCTGACCCATCTCCGCTCGGTGGGCAGCATTACGGGCGTGGAGGCCGAGCAGGTCTACCGCATCCGTCACCTCCCACGCCGCATTGCTGACCTCCGCGAGGACGGCATCGGCATCCGCAGTGAGCAGCGCAAGGACCTCCTGGGTCAGCGCTACGTCCGCTACTTCCTGGAGGACTGAACAATGCCCCTCATTCTCGGTCTGAACGACGCGCACCTCGTCGGCAAGCTGCTGGACTTCATGGACGATGGCCTGATGCGCAAGGTCGGCTTCACGGAGTCCGAGCGCGAGCGAGCCGCGAAGATGTTCGGCTTCCTGAACCTCTACCTCGACGCCGAGGTCGATCCCGAGTGGGACGCCATGGAGGTCCTGTGATGCAGGTCGCGCAGTCCACAACGGCGATCTTCTCGAAGCGCGAGGTGCTGGAGGCACTTCGCTTCGCCTTCGGCGACAACGTGCTGATGCTCAAGGCCACCACCGATCCCAACAAAATCCAGCTCGAGATGGACAAGGGAGGCGCGGTGACGGTGACGATGAGCCGGCCACTCGAGAGCATGGAGCGGTGCATTGCAGTTCGAGCCGAGTGAGTTCGTCCAGCATATCCCGTGCCCGGCCTGCGGATCATCCGACGCCAACAGCCTCTACAGCGACGGTCACACCCACTGCTTCGGGTGCGGCCATCGCACGGCTGGGGGCGAAGTCGAAACCCCACGGAGGCAGCGAGTGAGCGGCGATTTTCTCGAAGGTGAATACCGCGAGCTGACCAAGCGCGGCCTGACGGAGGAGACGTGCAGGAAATTCGGCTACCGGGTGGCGACGAACCACGCCGGCAAGCCGGTCCAGGTGGCGGACTATCGTGATTCCGATGGCACCTTGGTGGCGCAGAAGGTGCGCGGCGCGGACAAGACCTTCAACGTGATCGGCGACGGCAAGAACATGCCGCTGTTCGGGCAGAACCTCTGGCCGAGCACCGGCAAGCGTGTGGTCGTCACCGAGGGCGAGATCGACGCCATGTCGGTGGCCCAGGTGTTCAACCTGAGCTGGCCGTCGGTGTCCCTCGCGAACGGAGCGCAGTCCGCCAAGAAGGCGCTGCAGAGGGCGCTGGAGTGGCTCGAGGGCTACGAGCAGATCGTCCTGTGCTTCGACATGGACGAGCCTGGGCGGGCCGCGGTGGCGGAGTGCGCGTCGCTCTTCACGCCGGGCAAGTGCCTGATCGCCGAGCTGCCGCTGAAGGACGCCAACGAGATGGTCCAGGCCGGTCGCGCGGACGATCTGCGCAAGGCCATCTGGAACGCTCGCGGCTACCGGCCGGACGGCATCGTGGACCTGGACGACATCGAAGGCCGCGTTCTGGCGGCCGTGGAGATGGGCCGCCCGTGGTTCCTACCGACGTTGTCGAAGGCCACGTTCGGCCGGCGCAAGGGCGAGCTGATCGGCCTCGGCGCGGGCACCGGCGTGGGTAAGACCGATCTGCTGACGCAGTCGATCGCCTACGACGTGGCGACGCTGGGCATCACGACGGGCTGCCTCTTCCTGGAGCAGAACGTCGCGGAGACGGGGCGCCGCATCGCCGGCAAGCTGGTCGGCAAGCGGCTGCACGTGCCTGACGGATCATGGACGCAGGAGGAACTGCAGGACGCCTGGGGGAAGCTCAAGGCGAGTGGCAAGCTGCACCTCTACGACTCCTGGGGCGTGAACGACTGGCCCACCATCCAGAGCAAGATCAAGTTCATGGCGGTCTCGCTCGGGTGCGAACACATCTATCTCGACCACATGACCGCGCTCGCTGCTGCGGAGGACGATGAGCGCAAGGCACTGGAGAAAATCATGGCGGAAGCTGCTGGGTTGGCGCAGGCGCATCGCATCGTCCTGCACTACGTGAGCCACCTGGCGACGCCGGACGGCAAGCCGCATGAGGAAGGCGGCCGGGTGATGATCCGCCATTTCAAAGGGTCCCGTGCGCTGGGGTTCTGGTCTCACTTCATGCTGGGGTTGGAGCGCAACCAGCAGGCAGACGACCCCGAAGAACGGTCTAGAACGACGCTACGGGTGCTCAAGGACCGGTTCACTGGTCAGAGCACCGGGCTGACGTTGGGGCTCTCCTACGACCCTCAGACGGGCTTGCTGAGCGAGGCTGAGGCGTTCACCGACGAGACGACGGAGGACGGGGGTGAACGAGAGTCCTGGGCGGCGCTTTCGCATCCAGGTGTCACCTGGAAATCCTCTTCGTCGCGGTGCTGATCGGTATCGGCATCTTCGTGTCACGTGGCCGATCCTGATCCCCGCCGCGGCTGGGTGGGGCATCTATCGGCCGGCGAGGGCGCGGCGATGGAGACAGCGGCAGAGGGAGCGGATTCGGGCCGGCCAGCTATCGCGGGATCGGGCACAGCTTCCGCCGCCAGTCCGTCGCGTCAGGCTCGGTGAGGCATGATGGCATAGAGGTGCGGCCGAAAATTAGTCGAAATGCAGTCGCACCTATGACCTATGTCCTCCTATTATTGGGCAACAGCCTCGACCCGGCAACCCACGTTTGCCCTACACTGGTCGATCTGTTGATGATTCTGTTGATTCTGTTGCGGACCCAAAGCCTGGGATATCTGATCGAGAAGGTAGTCTGTACCGGCCATCGTTTGGCCAAGGCCAGGGTGGTACGGTATTAAGCTTGTCGGTACGCCTAGAGTCCAGGTATATGCGTTATATTGTATTACATTTCCCGTCGTTGATTTTTCGGTCACTATGGATTGGTTGCCTGCGCACGCCGCAGATAACAGCGGTAGCAGTTGGATCAAAGCAGAGGAGATCATCCTGCGCCGTTCCAGATTGAATCCGACCATTGCTCGCATCCATGCACCGCTAAAACGATGCTCTGGACGATCATTGCTAGCCAATCGAAATCGCGTTCGAACACCAGGATATGAAAAACGCCCCGCGGACGGGGTTCCATTGAGGTCGAAGCTTCTCAGTGAACGGCAGCGGCGCCGACAGCCTTGACGGCGTCCACGGACACCACCAGGCGGTCGTAGTCGAACTTCAGCGGCACAAGCGCAGCAGAGACCGCCGGAGCCACCGGGGTAGCCGGAACCGGAGCTGCGGCGGCCATGGTCGTGGCCGGAGCCGGGGCCGACAACTAGCTAATTTTGCATAGGAGTCTACATGGGCGAGCACCTCGTCTGGGACGTGGAGAGTGACGACTTGCTCCCCGGCCTGACACGCCTCTGGACCATCCCAATAGGCACCGCCGAGGGAACCGATGTTACGGTCTATGCGGACCAGCCGGGCTACGCACCGCTCTCCGAAGGCCTCGCCCGACTGTCCGCGGCGGAACGCCTGATCGGCCACAACGTGGTCGCGTTCGACTACCACGCGGTGAACAAGGTCTACCCAGGCACGGTCCGTCGGGAGCAGTTGTGGGACACCCTTGTGGCCGCGCGCCTGCTTGATCCCGAGGAACGGCAGCACAGCCTGCGGGCCTGGGGCGGCCGGCTAGGCATCGCAAAGGGCGACTACACGGGCGATTTCAAGTCGTTCACTGAGGACCTCGTCACCTACGCGATCCAGGATGTGCATGTGACCCGTGCGGTCTACCGCAAGGTGCGCGAGGTCGAGACCTGGGGCGAGTCGTTCGCCCTGGAGATGGACACGGCCTGGGCGATCGACGCGCAAGTCAGCAACGGCTTCTGCTTCAACGTGGAGGGGGCGAGAAAACTCGACGGGGAACTCCGAGCCGAGCTGGACAAGCTCCAGGCTGAACTCCAGGCGGCGTTCCCGCCGATCACGCACCACATCCCTTACACGCCCAAGGCCACGAACAGGAAGATGGGCTACGTGAAGGGGCAGACGATCGTGAAAACGGTCGTCGAGACCTTCAACCCCGCCAGCCGGAAGCACGTCGGCAAGCGTCTCATGGCGCTGGGGTGGAAGCCCACGAAGTTCGGCGCCAATGGTGATCCCACCGTCGATGAAGGCACGATCGCTGGTCTGAAGATCCCCCAGGCCGCACCGCTGGTGGCGTATTTCAAGACGTTGAAGCGGCTCGGGCAGCTCGCCGATGGCGACCAAGGTTGGTTGAAGGTCGTCACGCCGGCTGGGCGCATCCACGGCTACGTCAACCCGAACGGTGCCTGCACAGGCCGTATGTCGCACGCGCGTCCCAACGTCGCGCAGGCCGACAAGGACCCGCGGATGCGCGCACTGTTCGGCCCGCGACGGGGCTGGAAGCTCGTCGGCTGTGACGCCGAAGGACTCGAGGCACGGATGCTCGGACACTACCTCGCCCGCTACGACGGCGGGGCGTTCAGCGAGCGCGTTGTCAACGGCAAGAAGGAGGACCGCACTGACGTCCACAGCGCCAACCTCAAGGCGCTGGTCGAGTTCAAGCTGCTACCTGACTTCGCCTGGACCGACGCCAAGGGCTTCAAGATCGGCCGCGACGGCGCCAAGACGATCCTCTACGCGTTGATGTATGGCGCCGGGGACAGGAAACTTGGCGCCACGCTGCACACCATCTGGCGCGATCTGGTGGCCGCTGGATGCCCTGGTAAGCCACCCAAGGTGCCCGTCGCCGAGCTGGGCAAGATGGTCCGCAAGGCCCTCGCCCGGTCCATGGTGGGCCTCGACAAGCTGACCGCGCGGGTCGCCGCTGTGACCAAGCAGAACGGCTACCTGATCGGTCTCGATGGCCGGCATCTGGCGGTGCGTTCGGAGCACTCGGCGCTGAACACGCTGCTGCAGGGCGGCGGCGCGATCGTCATGAAGAAGGCGCTGCAACTCTTCATGCGCTGTCAGGAACCCACGATGGGCGAGTTCTGGGCGCTCTGCGCGAACGTCCACGACGAAGTGCAGATGGAGGTCGTGCCTTCTGAGGCCGAACTCTACGGCTCCGAGTTCGCCGGAGCCATCAAGGCTGCCGGCATTGGCCTCAACGTCCGGTGCCCGCTCGCCGGTGACTTCGCCGTCGGCGAGAACTGGTCGCAGACGCACTAGACCCCTAGTCATAGAGGACGACATGAACACCAGGACAGAGACGGGGCGCGTGTCCCCGCTCCACACGCCGCACGCGCAGCGGGTCGAGAAGGCCGCGTTCGTCAAGACCGCCGGCAAGGATGCGGACGGCGCTTTCCGGCGCCACGGCCGCATCGACCGCAAGGACAAGCCGGAGGGCAAGAGGTGACCTTCGCCATCCTCGACGTGGCGGTGCTGATCTTCGTGGTCAGCCTCTACGTCGCATTCGCGCGGTCGATCCGGTGCGCGCTATGACGGTCGCCCTCATCGACGGCGACATCGTCGCCTACCGTGCCGCCATAGCCGACCAGCGGGGTTACAATTGGGGCGACGGTGTGACCTCCGCCGTGGTGGACAATCAGTCCGCCGCTGAGGCCGCGCTGCAAACCATCGACGCCTGGGCAGCGATCGCCGGCTCGAAGAAGCCCATCGTCTGCTTCTCCGTCCGGCACAACTTCCGCAAGCTGGTGCTGCCCACTTACAAGGCCAACCGCAGCCCATCGAAGCCTCTAGCCTACGTCTATACCGTCAACGCCGTGCGGGACCGCTTCGAGTGCCGCGAGGTGGACGGGCTCGAGGCGGACGATCTGCTCGGCATTCTGGCGACCACGGACAAATACCGTGATGCGGTGATCCTGACGCTCGACAAGGACCTGCGCACGGTTCCTGGGCGCCACCTGAACTCGCTCAAGGAAGACGAGCCGGTCACCGTCACGCCCGAGCAGGCGACCCGCAAGTGGCTCATGCAGGCGCTCCACGGTGACCCTACGGACGGCTACGGGGGCATCCACCGGGTTGGGCCGGCCAAGGCTGCGACGATCCTCGATACGCCATCGCCGACGAATGACCTCGCGCGCCTCTGGTCGCGGGTCGTCGGCGCCTACCGCAAAGCCGGGCAGACCGAGGCCACCGCACTGACGATGACACGCGTCGCCCGCATCCTCCAACGCAGTGACTACGACAAGGACACAAAGGAAATCCTGCTGTGGCATCCAACGAATCCTACCCGTTTGCCCCTGGCGACTGTGTGCGGTGCATCGACAACGACGGCGTTGAGTCCCTCCTGACGGTAGGCAGGCTCTACATCGTCAGTGTCGTCCTTCGTGACTGCTTCATTCGTGTGGTGACCGATGACCTCGACAGCGGCTCGTTCCTCACCGAGCGCTTCGAGAAGGAACTGCCGCCGGCCGCAGACACCAAGGCGACCAACCCCAAGGACGCCATCGGCTCCGACAAGCTGCCCATGCATCTCGCCCCGCCGGTGGCCGTGCAGCTCATGGTGCTGGGCCTGCTGGACGGCGCGCTGAAATACGGCCGGAGCAACTGGCGAGAGGCCGGCGTCCGCTTCACCGTCTACTATGACGCCATCCGTCGCCATGTGGACGCGCTGCTCGAGGGTGAGGACAATGACCCTGACAGCGGGCTGCCGCATCTGGCGCACATCCTGGCGACGGCCGCGATCATCGCCGACGCCCAGGCCGCCGGGAAGCTGACCGATGACCGCAACAAGGTCACCGGACGCTACCGCGAGAGCGCCAACGGCCTGACCACGCACGTCGCGCGGCTGAAGGCGCTGCACGCCCACCGCAACCCCAAGCACTACACCATCGCCGACAAGGAGGCAGCGTGAGCTACATCATCGCGGAGCAGCCGCGCCTGAATGCGTCCTGCTGCGCCACCATCGGCCCCTCGTGGGGCTTCGCTGTGCAGATGCAGCCGCCGGGCACCGCCGCTGCCCCCTCCGCCGGGGGCTTCTGGTATCTCGCCACGCCCTACACGCGCTACCGCGCCGGCCACGAGAAGGCCGCCGAGGACGCGGCCCGTGAGGCGGCACGCCTGATGGACGCTGGGGTCGAAGTCTTCAGCCCCATCGCCCACACGCACCCGATCTCGAAGTTCTCCGCGGTCAGCAACACCGACCCGAACTTCTGGCTCGATCGCGATCAGCCCTTCATGGACGCCGCGAAGGGCCTGATCGTGTGCATGTTGGACGGCTGGGACGAGAGCAGTGGCGTCGAATACGAAATCTACGAGTTCACCCGCGCCGGCAAGCCAATCGTTTTCATGATCCCCGGCGTCGTCCCTGCGAGGTTCCCGAAGTGAAACTCAAGATCGCCCACTGCGACGTTGAGGTCGACGCGCTCGACCCACTCACCTCAGACGTGGCTGACGTGCGTGGCCTATGGCTGTTCAACGAGAAGGAGATCCTGATCGACCCCCGCCTCGTCCCGCAGGAGCAGGCGCGGGTGCTCATCCACGAGATACTCCACGGCATCCATGAGTGTTTCCGCCTGGAGAGCAAGCCGCGCAGCGAGGAGCAAATCTGCGGCGACTTCGACGTGCCCCTGGCGACGGTGTTCCGGGACAACCCGACGCTGTTCGCGAAGCTCCACCAAGCCCTCTGCAACGGCAAGCCGATCGTGGAGGGCTGACCGATGCTCTACCTCGCATTGGCCGTCATCGGCTTCGCGATCGTGCTGGCTGCGATCGAGACTTACTAGATCACTACGCAGGAGCCTCTAGGACGCTCACCAGCGACTCCGAGACAGGGGCCGCACAACCACACCACCCCACCCCCGCAAAGCCGCTGGCGACCCCTTCAGAGGGCTTTGCGGGGGTGTTCGGAGAGAGGAACGAATGTCCGATTTCTCTACACAAGTGACGCGGGGGGCCTACCCGACGGTGACCACCGAAGCCGCGGCCCTGGACGGCCCTCCTCCAGGCGAGATCATCCCCGCCGTCGCCGTCGAGTTCCGCTGCAGGACCTGCGGCGAGGACATCGAATGGTTCCTCCCCACGACCACTCCCGCGAAAGACTTGATCGTCACTCAATGCGCGCCCTGTGCGTTCGATGAGGCGGCGATGAAGGGGAGACTAGGCTGCAATTGAAAGGAAGACGATGACGATCAGCTTCAATCCGCCATCACAGGCGGCCACGAGTTCGTCCCCTTCATCCCAAAATGTTGCGATCACAGACACTGACTAACGTCCAACTGGCGCAGGTGGGGGCGCAGTTCCTTTAGTTGCGCATTCGTGCGCGGGCAAGACTCCCCCGTTCGGCAGAGGTCGCGATCCCGACCTTGACCGGTCCGCTGGTTAGTTGTCCTCGGACTGCGAGTTCGGCTGCGGTAAGGGCGCATGAACGATTCTTCCGTCTGGGAACAGCAGACCGGGTACGGGCGGGATATTTGGGCCACCCATCTCGAACCGTAGCGGCGATTGCTCACGGACATTCTCTGGTATGGGATCCAGGTGGCCGCGGAACCCCTTAGCCTCTGAAGCCTCGGGCGCTTGCTTTGCTGCCTCAAATATCGCCGGGTCTATCGAGTCCGATGCGCTCGCCAACATGCTTCGGGCATTCCTTACCCGCAGGATATTGGCCTTCATGGCCGTCAGCGCGTTTCCATTTTCAACTCCGTCCGCTTGCCAGTTAAATACTCCGAGTAGAGAAGGTGAGAGTGGCATGGAAACCTGTGCCTCAGGCTCATTCAGATATCCGAAATACGCTCCGTCATATGGAGCGCGAATAATCGCCGGCGTGTCGCTCGTGAGCAGTGCATTCGGATCCGAAAAGGTCACCAGCTTAAGCTTCATCCTTTTCAAAATGGTCACTCTCGACTCGAGTCGAGGCATGATAAAATTTTCAAACGGCTTTTCCCAAAGACCTCTTACCTGCTCAACAGTCTGCTGAACCTTAACCCCTTGCTTGTTTATGATCTCAATAAAAGTCATGCTAGGATCGAGCCCGGCATCGCACAATGCCACGGCCTGTTGCAGCTGGGAGATATAAGCTGCAAACATCGCCGGGGTCTTCATAATCTGAAATGCGGTGAACCGCGCAAGCCTGCGACGATTGGAAGGTTTGAGCAGCTCTGCAGGTTTTCCGAAAAATTGCTTCAGGTCAGCATAGTGCCCTTCAGCTCTCCCGAAAATCTCGGCTTCATAGTGGACGTTCCGGCTCCCATCGGCCGTGTACAATGTGTAGATATCCGGCTCCCACATGATACACTTGAGCGGCTTGAGAGCGGCTGGGCCACATTCGCACTGCGCGGTCATGGGAAATACCCAGCATTTCTGCCGCTCCGGCGGAGTTGCCCATGACTTGAGGTAGGCACGAGCGGTGGTGTGCTGCTTCGTATAGGGAGGATTGCCGGCCGCCATCTTCATTGCCCTTGAGGAGGACGCCGTCTGTAGCACGCGATGGCACCGAAGGTAGAAAAAAGCAGGTCTACTCACGCCCCCAAGGAACATGGGTGGACCTGTCTCACCTCACTTGGCGCAGCCGCCCCGGCTGCGAAACAGGGACAGGCTATCATTCCGTGCCTCGTCGCCTCGTCGTGCCAACCCTACCCGGTGCGAAGTAAAGCTGGTTACCGTTAGAGAGGAGGGAGATTATCATATCGCTTGTTGCGTCATAAGACCAGGCTTCTGAGGCCTTGGGGAGGACGTTTTGGTCAATGGTCGTTTCAGGCGTGGCTCGGAAAATTGTTTGGCCCGTTACACTGAATTCTATCGTTTGACCCTGCGGCACTGGCTTTGTGGTGGTGCCAACCGTTACGGAGGCGTTGAAACCACTAAGGTTGTCCATTCCTACGGTTACCATTGAGACCTCCTACTACGGTGATCTAATCCTAGAACTACAAAAGCCCCGGGTCCACTCACGCCCCGCAAGGGACATGGGTGGACCTGTTTTGTCATTTGCCCTTGCGCCAAGGGTGATGTGCCTCGACCAGCCCGATCACCTTGGGCTCATTGGTGCGGAGCCAGTGTATCTGCGCCACAATCCGGTCGATGATCGCCTGGTAGCCGCCGTGCGCTCCCTTGCGCCGATCGGCTCGGCGCATTTCCGCAACGCGGAAGGCCATCCGCTCTAGTTCCGCGATCTTGTCCACAGCCCCGCAAGGGACATGGGTGGACCTGTTATTGTCAAGCTGCGGGCGGCACCTAGGCGGCCTGCACGCGCTGATGCGCGGCAGCGACGGCCGACCACAGGGTCGCCGATTGGCTCGGCGTTGGCGCCACGGACGGGTTCGCCAGCAGGGCCTGGATGGTGGGCCACGCCGCAGCGACCTCAGGGACGAGCTGGAGGGCCGCCTGGAGGACCAGGAGGGCGACGGGCATGGTTACGCCGCCTTGGCCGCGGTCACAGGGGCCGGTGCCTCTGGCGCGGTCGTGGAGATGCCCTGCGAGGTCATGTAGGCGGTCAGGGCGTCAAGCGCCGCGGTCGCAGCGGCAGTCTCCTGCGCCGTCGCGCTCGCCCCTGCGGGCAGCGCCTCGAGCGGCTGGAGGGCCGCAAAGGCTGCGCTGTCCAGCGTCTTGAGCTGCGTCACGACCGCCGGGTTCGCATTCGGCATGATCGCGTAGGCCGTCTCGGCGGCCGAGAGGGTCAGGTAGGTGGCCTCGAGGGTCGTCACGGTGCTGTCCACCTGGGTGGACGAGCACGCGGCCACGCCAAGCGTCAGGGCGCCCACGAGGGCGAGTATCACGCTACGCATAGTGCTCTACTCCGGTTACGGCTTGGCCTTCACGTCAGCGGCCACCTGGGCCACGTCCGCGACGACTTTGGGGACCTCGGCGACAATGCCGGCGACGGTCGGGTTCTTCACCACGTCCGCGGCGACCGCGACCACGTCCTTCACGCCGTCCTCGACGGCCTTGGCGTCATTTGCGCGGCCCATGCGCTTCAGCACGAAGGCGGTCACGCCAGCGATCGCCAGGACCACCGGAGTGGCCACGGCGACGATTTCTACGGGGTTCATAGGGACCTCAGTTCAGGGTGGGGATGTGAAATCCGAGCTTCGCGAGCACCGGGGCCAAGCACGCGGCAGCACCGGCGAGGAGCCACTGACGCCGCTCCAATGTGCGGAGGCGCGTCTCGTGGTCCTTGCTTCGGCTGATGGTGTTCTCCAGGTGCGTCTCGATGCGCGCGAGACGGTCGATGACGTCGTCCTCGAAGGAGACGTCGGGGTTGCGTTCGGTCACGTCGTGGGGGCTCCGGGGGGCGGCGTGTTCCCCGCGGCGATCCATGCCAGATACGCCTGATAGTCGCGGTTGGCGAGCGACGCGGGGATGTAGGCGCCATCCGTGGACCGCACGACGAACTTCTGCGTCTGACCGTTGGCCGGGGGTGTGTAGGCGTAGGTGATTTGTGGGTTGGCCATGGCTTACAGGTCCGCCGAGATTGAGATGCCGCCGAAGGTGCAACCGATGGGATTTCCCGTTGCCACCGTGGTGGTCGCCTGCAGAGTGACGAAGTTCTGGGTCGCGAAGTTCACCGCCGTTGCGGACACGTTGGTTTCGCCAGACGCCGCGTAGAGAACCGTGGGCACCGCTCGCATGGTGACCGGGAATGTCACCGTGGCGAGGAGATAGGCGCCACTCCCCCACCCCATGCCGGCTTCGGAGACCGGACCTGGGACCGCGTAGTAGAACCGCTGGCAGTTCGCGAGGTCGTAGCGGGGATCGGGCTTCTCGAGCGCCGTAGCCGAGCTGTTTACCTCTAGCTGCATACCCCACAGCGTGATCCCGGCCGATTGCACTCCGAGGTTACCCGACGCGGCGTAGTAGGTGGTGTCCGCAGATGGGCAGGAGAGCCACAGGTTTAGGATGTTGCAATCCGTGCCGACCGTCGTGCCGAACGTCTTGCCGGCTATGCTAGGCATTGCGATCGTCACCGTGTGGCGCGCCCAAGTGGTGCCTACGGCGACCACTGGCGCTGTCGCTGGCGCGAACACGTGTGTCGAAGGGGACCCACCAAACCCGAACTCCTGGGATAGGTTGGCCCCGACGTTGATTGGGGCGGTGGCGATAGCCCAGAAGCTCAGCGTGATCGTCTTGTTGGCCAGCCGCCGCACCCCCTCGATCTTCTGCTGGAGGACCGTGAGGGACCCTGACGGCTCGTGCCGGTCCACGTCATGTTGAGGCCAGACGCCGCTTCCTCGTCGCCGATGGCGGCCCTGTCGCTGTCCACCATGGTGTATTGTGTGACCGAGGCCGCGTCGCCGCCGCCGACAGCCATAGTCCACCGGTCCGCCGTGTAGGCGGCATTGGTGGTGAACGGCCCTGGACCGCGCGCCCAGATGTTGAACATCGGGTTGTGCAGCTTGTTCCGCATGGAGACCAAGCCGGCCACGTTCGAGGCCAGAGTGGCGGAGGTAGAGGCCGCGTTCGCCGAGTTGGAGGCGTTCGTGGCGCTGGTGCTGGCAGCACTAGCCGAGCTGGCCGCGTTGGTCGCCTGAGTGCTCGCAGTGCTAGCGCTGTTGCTGGCGTTGGTGGCCGACGTGGACGCCTGCCCGGCGCTTGTGGAGGCCGCAGAGGCTGAGCCGGACGCGTTCGTCGCACTGGTGCTCGCGGCGTTCGCCGACGTCGACGCGGCGGAGGCCGAGGAGGACGCCGAGCTGGCACTGCCGGACGCTGCGGTGGCACTGTTGGCCGCGTTCGTGGCGCTTGTGGCTGCCGCGCTGGTGTTCCCTGCGACCTGCGACGCGGTGGCCGCGGCTGCCGCCGCAGCGTTTGACGCGTTGGTCGCCTGCGTCTCCGCGTTGGTCGCCGCATTGTTTGCCGCGGTCACGACCGAGACGAGGTCCTCGATCGCAGTGGGCGTCACCGTGTAGTTCTGGAAGAAGCCCTGAGGGGCGCTTATGGTCGTGCCCATTACCACTCACCCCATTCATCTTGTCCGTAGACGCGTTGCACCGATTGCGGGCCACCCTCGGCGTCGAGGTCGTCACCCATCTGCTGCACCGCAGCTCTGATTTCCTGATACCGCTGTTCCCAGACCTGGGCGTTCGGATGCTCGAAGTCGGGCCCGGCGTAGGAGAGGCCGGCGTAGACGGCGAGGTCCGGCGTGCTCGCGGTCAGCTCGTTGTCCGCAGACAGGGACGCGAACGGCGAGAAGTTGCCGTAGTAGAAGAGCTGGATCGTGGCACCGCTAGGAACCGTGCCGGCGATCCAGTATTGCCCCTGCATTCGCGCGTAGGCTTCCGGCCAGCGCTGCGGGGAGATGTCGATCAGCTTCCGGTAGGGGAGCTTCTTCAGCGCCTTCGGCCGCGCCGGAGGGGCACCGCCGGGCGGGTTCACGATGATGTCGATCGGCTGGATCATGTCCGCCGGGATCGGGATCATGTTCGTCAGGCCTTCGCAGTCGATAATGAGCTGGCGCTCCATCGACGGCAGCCGGCAATCGCGCTGGATGCGCTGCATCCCGAGCACGATGAAAGTCTGCGCCTGCGTGGCCGAGCAGTCGTCCCGGTTCAGGACGTTCTGGAAGCCCGTGATTACGCCCTGAAGGGACATGGATTACTTCCCCTTGCGGAGTTCGGCGTCCGCCTTACGCACGATGCGGGCGCGTTCAGCGGCCGTCAGGGCGCCTGATTTCTCGGCGCGTGAGGAGTCCACGATCGCGGCCCGCGCGTGGCCCTTGTCCTCGACCGGATAGGACCGGCCGGGACCTGCGAACTGGTTGGGCTTGAGTTTGGCGCGTGCGCCGGCGGTGAGCTTGCTCATGATGCCTAGTCCTCTACACGCGACCGTTGGTTGTGACGAAGGCGTGCATGTCCTCGCGCTCGAGCCATGCGACGATCTGCCGGGCCGACGCGTTGTGTGGATCGCGGCCCTGCTTCATCCAGATTTCCCAGACGAGCGTTGGCACGCTTGCGACGCGGTTCAGCTCGCCGGTGCGCACTGCGGCCTTGGCGAGACGTTCGGACTTCAGGGTCTCCAGGAAGTCGTCGGAGATCACCTGACGCTGATGGATGAACAAGCCATCGGCGTTGTCCCCGAAGGAGACTTCAGGGTCGATCAGAGAGGTCATGGGAGTCCTCGAAAGGGAAACCGGAGGGCGCTGTGCAGGCGCCCTGCCGGGATAAGTTGAGTTACCACTCGACGATAAGGACGATGCCGCCGCCGCCGGTGCCACCAAGGCCGCCAGTCGTGCCGGAGCCACCACCGCCACCGCCGCCGCCACCAAGGCCGCCGTTGCCGCCAGCACCACCTGTGCCGGACGCAATCGCGCCACCACCGGAGCCGCCGCCGCCGCCACCGCCATTGATGGTGGGGATCAGCAGGCCACTTGCGCTGAGCGTGAAGGCAGCGCCAGCGGTCCCGGCTGCCCCGACCGCGCCGCCCGCCACACCGCCCGTAACCGCATTCACTACGTTGATCACGCGGCCGTAGCCGCCTTGGCCGCCCGGCTGCGCCGCACCGGCGTTCCACCCGCCGCCACTGCCGCCACCCCCAGGGCCAATTGGGTTGTCTCCGCCTTTGCCCGCGGTGCCCGTGGCGCCACACCCGCCGCCGTTGATGGAACGGCTATACAGAGTGGCCGTGCCGGCATTGCCCGCGCCGGTTCCATTTGCTCCAACCACGGCAAGCCACAGCGAACTGTTGGCACCGAAGCCGGCGCTTGCGCCGCTGTAGGTAGTTCCGCCACTCGCGCCCGCTTGGCCGCCATAGCCGCCGCCTGCGGCGATGAGCGCGTTGGCGACGGACGTGCCACCAACATAAGTGACCCCACCGTTCGCCCCGTAGCCGGAGCTTATCGCAGACGGACTGCCTCCTGCGCCAACCACCACCGCAGTGTTGGCGGCGAAGGCTTGGGCCCCGAACAGGCCGATTTCACACCCGCCAGAGCCGCCCCCGCCACCACCACTGCCCGACGCGCTGGCGGTGAAGGACCCGCCGCTGCCCGCGCCGCCACCCGCGCCGATCGCCATGATCCACACCAGCTTGGAGGCGGCCTGCGGCGTGAAGGCGAAGGTGCCAGCCGTGGTGAACAGCGTGGTCTTCGCAGAGGACCCGCCAGTCGTGCCTTGACCGATGGTGAACTGACGGACGAGGGGGAAATTCCACCCAGTCATCGCGTCATCTCCACGATGGAGAGGTTGCCGGTGGACGTGCCGTCATTGTCGATGACAGCGATCACCTGACCGGGGCACACGAGGAAGTATTCGGTCTCCATCGCGTTGAGTGGGATCGCGCTGCCGACAACGGCAGTGGCGCCGCCGTCAATCGAGACCCAGCAGTCGATGGACGACTTCAGGCGCACCGCATGGACCCCGATAGGGATCGCTCGCGGCGACTGCGCGGAGGCCGTCCCAACGGCCATCGAATAGCAGTAGGACGGCCGGTAGATGTTCTGGTAGGCCATAGAGCGCTCCGCATAATAGGAAAGCGAGGAGGACCCGAAAGTCCCCCTTGCCGCAGCGATTAGGTGCAGTTGACGATGGCACCCGATGCACCGAAGTTGCGGTGCTTCAGCGAGAACTCGCCGACGAGCTGCACCTGGGTGCTGTCGCCGGTCTTCGCCAGCGTCTGACGGAACCAGTTCCGCAGCACCAGCTTCTTCCACATCGTGCTCTCGAACAGCAGGCACGAGCCGGCGCCGGTGGGCGTCTGGAAGCGGTTCAGGACCACCTTGATGCGGCCGAACGGGGACTCGTAGACGTCCACGACGTTCGTGACCGTCTTGTCGCCGTTCTCCACGTAGCGGGTGCGGTTGTTGTTCTGGAAGGCCGCGATGTTCAGGCCATCGCCGGACGGATCATGATGGTGTCCGGCTCGGCGCCGTTGATGTAGAGCTGCTGAAGGGTCTGCAGCAGCGCCGTCTCGGTCACGACGGCCGTCGCCGGGGTCGAGCCGGAGAAGTTCAGGCCGCCGCCGACGCCCATCGTGAAGGTCACGGCGTTGTTGATCTGCGCGAAGGCGCTGGCCATCACGCGGGCCGTGGTGTCGTTGCCGAGCACCGCAGTGGTGTTCGCGCCGACCAGGGCGTTCTCCAGGTCGCGCTTGATTTCCGCGCTGCGCAGCGAGAGCTGGTAGGCCAGTTCCTTGTCGCGGCCGTAGGTCTTCACCGCGTCCGCCGAACCAGACACGCTCGCCGTCTTGGAGAGGATCTGGGTGTTGTTGCTGCGGAGCAGCGTCGGCTGCCAGGACACGCTCGGAGCAGCCGCGCCTTCGACCTGCGCGTTGCTGCCTACCGAGAGCAGCGAGTCTTCCTGCCACTGGTGGACGATGTTGTGGATGCCCTCAGACCCGATCATGGTCTGGAACGGCGTCTTCGTCGGGCTGATGTTGGTGATGATGTCAGAGACATCTTCGCGCTTGCCGACCTGATCGTAGGTCGACACTTCGGTGGAGAGGACGGACATAGTCGCTTCCTGTGGGGAGAGGTTTCGGACTACCGGCTGAAGGACGCCAGGAAGGCATCAGCCGCGCTGTCAATGTCGCCCTTCTGGCGAAGGGTCTGCATCGTGCTGCGGCTCCGGTTGCGGTCAGTCTGTGGGCCCGGCTTGAGGACCTTGGTGGGCGCTTGCGGGGCGCGTTCGATCTTCTCCGCGGCGGCCTTGGAGGCGCCCTGCGCTTTGGCATACTCGTGCGCCATGTGCAGGACACGGATGGCCGCGGGATCGACGACAGCCCTTGCTTGCTTCAGCCCGATCGTGTCAGCGAATGCCATCAGCTCGTTGTAAAGCGGCTCGCCCCAGCCCTTGATCCCCTTCTCGGGGTCCGCGAGTTCCTTGACGCACGTCGCAGCCGCCTCACGGTAGGCCGTCTGTGCGCGCTCCTGCTCGGCCCGCGTATGCTGGCCAAGCTCGTTCTGGATGAACTGCACGTCGGCCTGGGCCGCCGCCGCATCCGCACGGAGCTGCTGGAAGCTCTCGGTGTCCATACGCTGCGACAGGACCAGCATGTCCAGCTCGGCGTATGGCTTGAAACGCTCCTGCGCGCGCTGCAGCATCCCCTTCAGGGCGGTGTCAGCCTGCGCAGCTTTGGTGTCCGCGAGACGCTGTGCCTCGGCCACCTTCTGAGACTTCTGGGTGAGAGAAGCTTCCTGCCTGTAGAGGCGCTTCAGCTCCTTCAGCGTCGCCTTCTTGGTCTCCTCGCCGACCTTGATCTCGACCTCGGCGTCGTCCGGGTCGGTCGTGGTCTGCTCGGGGCCCTCATCGGCGTCACCCTCAGTGTTCTCCCCCGAGTTCGCCGAGGTCTCGGTCTCGGTGTTCTCGGTTGCCTCTCCAGCACCTTCGTCGGTAGAGGGCGCGCGCTTGCGCTCCTCGCCGGTCAGGTTAGTCAGGAAGGCGTCAAAGCCGTCGGAGTCAGGCACGTCCGTCAGGATGGTGCCTTCCGCTGGCGCGATGGTCATTCGTCAGATTCCTCTTCGGCGTCCAAGTCCAGGACGCGGGACAACTCGTCGGCGGCGTCAGCGTGCAGCTTGACGGTCGCGACAAGCTCGGTGACGGCGTATTGGCGAAGGTGCGCGTCGTCGCGCGCCTCCCTGCCTCTTTCGCCCGGTGGCGCAGCAAGCATCTCGGTGATGTGCTGGTTGGTCAGATCGTCCACGAACTCCTGGAAGGCGGGCAGATCGAGCAACGCCTTTGCGCGGGCGCCGCGTTCCAGGATCGCGCGGACCACGTCCGGCGGTGGCAGCATGGGGTCTCCCTTGTGCGAGGGTGGGGAGTTGGTATCGCGGTTTGCTCCCCTTCCGCGGCACACGCCGGGGCCATGACCCCCCGACGAATCAGTGCGTAGGCGTAGCCTCGGCCTGCAGCTTGTCTTGCTGCTGGGCCTGCTGCTGGAGTTGGATTTCGACGGCGTCCACCGCGACCTTGTGAGCCAGGGTGTCCTGCTTGTTCCGAATGTCGGCCTCGAGCTTCATCTTCTCCAGCTCGATGCGGGCCATCTCGATCCGCTCTTTGCTCTGTAGCTCAGCCATGGCGTGCTGGGCCTGCATGACCGTCGCCTGGGCCGCAGCCTCCTTCGCCTTGGCGTCGGCCTGCTTCATGGCGATCTCCGCCTGCTCCATCGGGTTCGGCGGCGGTGGCGTGGCCTTGTTGGGCGGCAGCAGCACGTTGTCCACGTTGACCACACCGGACGCCTCAAGGCCCTTGCGGGCGACGTAGTATTGCTGCGCCGGGGTGTATTGCCCGGCCAGCGCCGGGACGCTCTCGAGGGCCTTGTGGATGCTCGCCCACTTGGCGACCTCTTTCTCCTGCTCACCGTAGCCCAGCGCGAAGGAGACCGAGCACTCGACGTCCTCGGGCCACTGATCGAAGTCGATCGGCACCCAGGACCCGGCAATCTGCGCGATCTTCTGCCGGCTCTCGTTCTCCAGAACCAGGCGGTAGACCTCCGTGTAGAGGTCGCGCAGGAAGTTCTCCGCGAAGTTCCGAGCGATGATCTTCTGCCGAAGCTGGCCGACCGTAATCAGGTCCTGCACCATCTCCTGGCTGTTCTGCTTGCTGATCGCGTCCTTGTTGAGCCCCTGCGACAGCGCGCTGATCGACGTGATCTCTTCCTTGCGGTCCTTGATGAGCTGCAAGGTGGTGAGCACGAAGGGGTTCAGCGGTGGCTGCGGAAGGGGCGCTATGGCCTCGAGCGAGCGGACGTTGACGATGCCGCCGAAGCGGTTCTCCATCAGCTCCCGCGGGTTCGCGAGGCCGCCCTTGGCGACCATCCAGCGGGGGTTCGTGGTGGTCTGCGCGTGGTTGATGATGGCGCGCGCGAGGTAGGTCGTGGCGTTCTGCGTGGGGATCAGAAGAGCAGCATAGTTGAAGCCCCAGAAGGCCGACGGACGGGGCAGCGGGATGAACGCCGCGAAGGGCTTGCGGTCAACCGGCTCCTTCTCGAGGATCGTGTCGCCGACCATGACGACTTTGTAGAGCTGGCTCTCGCTGTTGCCGTCCATGTCCAGCTCGAGGTAGCATTCGAACACCAGACAGGTCCGCCGGGCTTCCTGGCCGTCCTCCATCGCCTTCGTGCCGATGAGGTCGTCCGTCTGCTGGAAGCGCGCGATGCGCTCCGGCTCCATGGCCATCCAAAGTCGATCGTTCGACTGGAGATCATGCACCACGTCAGGCTTGTAACCAGCTTTCAGGAGCTGACTGACTGTCATCTCGTGGCGGTGGAAGACGAGGTCCGCAGTTGCGATATCCTCGGCCATCGGGCTGATCCCAAAATCTTCGCCCGCTAGAGCATTGTAGGGTTAGGCTGGCGCATATCCTGAGTTGACGAAGTAGTTGGCGCACTCGTCGGCGGTGAACTCGTTGAGCAGCAGCCC